GTGCATCTCTTCCATCCAAAGATTATTGACGAATCCATATTCGTTTGCAAGGTTGTTCAGGATTTGTTATTGGTTAGACGCCTCTTCCGCAATTGGGGCATTTCCATCCGCCAATCTGGAACGAGAAGAGCAGCCATGGAATCACCCAAAGTCCGCAGGTGCAAATCGTGATCAGGAAATGCAGAATGTGATTAGGGACTGGTCGCACGGCCAAGACGTTCGACTGGCATTGCTTGCAAAATTTTCGCGTTTTCGCTTCGTTCATGTCAAAACTCTTTAGTGGGTCAGAATCTAGTGCGTGGTACGCGGCCTGCAGATCGGCAGGCCACGAATCAACATCAGCGAGTGGCGGTACATCTACGATCAAAATCGCCGCGATCAGTAGTAAGATCATGCGTCGCTCCCATTACTGGCGAGCTCAGAGTATGCAATCTGAGCCCCGGAAATGGGCAGAGGGGGAATCGAACCCCCGACACCAGGATTTTCAGTCCTCAGGGCAATAATGAGCGACGGGTAGGGGGTACGATTTCTTAGACGCGAATACCAAAAAGTCCACGCGTAGCCCTTCCTTCGAATTTGTGCGCAATTCAGGGGGTGGGGGTCGCATTGCTAGTTTTGGGATGCGGCGGCGATGGCGGCAGCGTGGGCACGTTCGAGCGCGGAGAAGTCGGCAGAGTTCATGGATTTGATTTGGAGGTGGCGGGCGAGGTGTTTGATTGGAATTAGTTTTTTCGGTAAGTCATGCGCGGCTGCGTAGCGCAGCCATTCGAGGGCGGCGGATTCGGTGGCGGTCAGAGCGATTGGGATTCTCCGCATTGCGCGGAGGCCACCTGGTTTTTTGGGCATGATCATGCAGTGGAGCTCCGGCGGTATTGACGGTCGTGAGTGATTCGCGCGAAGGTGTGATTGTCGGAAGGGATTCTGACGGACTCGGCAACCGGAAAGGATGCTGGTTGCCGAGTTTTTCGAACGCGATTATAGCGGCGAGGAATCGCGCGGCATACAAGGGATTGTGACGCATGTTGTCGTGCCATGACTTCACTGCGCGGCTGCTGGCTCTGAGGGAAACTCAGTTCATTGGGCTCCGGGCCATCACTGAGCCGGACTGGGCGAAACGGCGGAACAACCCGTTCGTCAAAACTGTGTTGCAGGTCAGTCGGGCGAATGGAGCCATCAACTGGCGATACGCACGCTCAGTCAATCGTCAGAGAGCGCGGGAAAGTAAGCCGGTCGATTTCCGATCTGCAGAACGTGCGTGGGGAAATCCCGTCGCGTTGTGTCCGCTTGTCGTACATCTGCTGGACATGGCTCACTTCTATCTGGAGATGAAGCGCGAACGGGTTGAGCGCTGGTATTTTGACATTGAAACGCTGAAGCAAGTCGCCGAAACGGAAGTGCTGCCATACCTGAAACGGCGTAAACCGTCGCGTCAAAAGCTCGATCGTGAAGTGACTCTGCGAGACTATCGCCTGGATCACATTGCAGAAATCACGATTCAGGGTGAAACATGGAAGATTGATCCCTGCTGGTGGAAACTGATGGCTCTGCGCAGTATCTGGCAGCCGCCTGCAGCGACTCCGGAACAAGTTCCTGATCCCACTGCGCCACAGAAGCAACGCAAGACGCCAGCGAAGAAGAAATGAAGTTCCAGCCACGTCCGACATTTCGAAAAGTCAGCCGCGAATGCCGAGACAACTCGCATGAGCGCGGCTACGGCCATCGTTGGCAGCGGTATTCGCAGGCTCGCCTGCATCTGCATCCGCTGTGTGCGACATGCGGCAATGCGGCGCAAGCGACCGACCACATTCAACCTGTGACAAGTCGTTTCGATTCGAATTTTTGGAAACTTGAAAATCATCAATCGCTGTGCTGGTCATGTCACAGCAGAAAGACAGCCACTGAGGTCAATGGCCAGCAGCTGCGAGGTCAGCAGTAATGGCCGCGCGAGGACGGAAGAAAGAACTATCGAGCAAGACGCCACCTGGTCCGAAGCCAGAGCCGCCAGACTTTATGACGGACTGTGGGCGATCGCATTGGGATAAGTACAGCGACACAATCAATCAGCTCGGACTGCTGGAATCGATCGACGACTACAGTTTTGCGATGCTGTGCGATGCAATGGCAACGCTCGAAGATATGCGGCGGCAATTCGCGCAGGACGGAGACTACACGAATCAAGTTGGAGAAAATGGAGCACTGCAGATCAATCCGATCTGTCAGTTGATCGCTCAGCAGAGCAAAGCAGTGCTGACGATGGCGTCCGAATTCGGCATGACACCGCGAGGCCGCATCAACCTGACAGGATCATTGAGCGTCAATCCGGACGCTGCCGCGCTCGACCCGTTTGAACAGCTCATGGAAGAGATCACAACACCGTTGGTGATTCGACCAATTGCCAAAACGGCCAAAACGAAATCAGCGAAGACACCTGGCAAGAAAGTCACTTCAAAAAGAAAGGTGAAAAAGGCAAAGGCGAAACCAAAGGCATCAAAGAGGTAGCGCGTGGACGTCATCAGAATACTCAACGATTACTGTGATGACGTGCTGTCCGGACGGCGAACGACGGGACACATCGAGCGTTGCGCTGTGGAGCGATTTCGGCGAGACATGACGCGGGCGGACAAGCCGGATTGCCCGTTCTACTTTGACGCACGAATCGCTGAACGTGTCATCACATTCATTCAACTGCTGAAACACTCAACTGGAAAGTTCAAGGGCAAGCCATTCATTCTGGAATCGTGGCAAGTCTTCATCGTCGCCAACATCTTTGGTTGGATTGTTAAAGCCACTGGCAAGCGAAGAATCAGGAAATTCCACGTCGAGATTGGGAGGAAGAACGGAAAGACGGCACTGGTAGCAGCAATCTGTCTGTACTGCATGTTGTTTGACGGTGAGGGCCGCCCGGAAATCTACGTTGCGGCAACGGAGCGATCGCAATCAAAACTGTGCTGGGAGGAGGCAACGCGATTCGTTTGCAACAGCAGTTGGCTGAGTGAGCGTCTGCGAATTGTCCCCAGCAAATACGTGATGTTCGGGCCTGATGCTGGAGTATTTCTGGCGCTTGGCGGAGATGGTGCCGGAACGGATGGCAAGAACCCTTCGTGTTCCATCGCTGATGAAATTCATGAGTTTCGGACGGCGGCTCATTTCGATCTCTGGGGCAAAATGAGGACGGGTTCAGGGACAAGAACGCAGCCAATTTATGGAGCAATAACCACTGCGGGAAGCACTCGCAGCGTGTTGTGGAAAACGGAAAGGAAATATGCGGAGGCAGTCGCGAGCGGAGAGCAGTTTGATGATGCGTACTTCGCATTCATCTGCTGTCTCGACAAAGATGATGACATTTTCGATGAAGAGAACTGGCCAAAAGCGAATCCGGGTCTGCACACGATCAAAGACCCGACCGACATGCGAGACATGGCGACTCAGGCCAGAATCGACGTCAGTGCTGAACGATTACTGAAACGATACCACCGCAACCTGATGGTCGAACCGACCGCTCAGGGAATCAGTGCGGCAGTGTGGTCGAAGGGCAACAAGCCTTTGCCGGATTTGTCCGGCAGAATCTGTTATGGAGCCATTGACCTTGGATGGCTGGACGATCTGGCGGCGTTTTGGCTGGTCTTTCCGCCACCGAATTTGACGACTGGAACTTACTACACACTCGGCTGGGCTTTTTGCCCGCAGCATGGGGCCAGAGACCTGGCAACGGGCGACTGGCAAAAGTGGATCAGTGAAGGTTTGCTGATCGCGACAGATGGAAATCAGACGGACATTGAGGCCATCAGATCATGCGTGAAGGCCGCAAAAGCGAAATACAAGATCAAGGCGATTGCCCTGGACGAAAATAACGCGAGGCAGTTCGGCCAGGAGCTCACCAGAGAAGGATACGACGTTGTTGGACACGGACAAAAAGGGATTCACTACAACGAGCCACTGCGATCGCTGAAGGCAGCGTGCAACGAAGGGCGAGTCATCCACGGCGGAAGTCCGCTGCTGGCATGGGCAGTGGAAAACATGGTGGTGGCCATTTTAGCCGGTCTGATGAGGCCAGCAAAAGAACATTCACGAGACAAGATTGACCCGGCAGTGGCGATGATCATGGGATGGTCAATCGCGACACTCGGGACCGGACAAAAAGACAAAGGCGACGCGAGGGTACGATACGCATGACGATCAAAAACACATTACGACGCATGTTCCACACGCCGACACAATTGGTCCGACGATCGGTAGCCAGCATCTTTGGCATCAACGATTTCGTCTATTCGGCGATCACACGTCTCGGCATCGCCGGAATGGGCGTTATGGCCGCGTCTGGCGTGTTGGTGAATCCAGAAGCGGCCATGCAGATTGCCGCGTACAAGCGCGGCGTGGAATTGCTGAGCCATCATGTCGCGAAGACATGTTTCGCGGTGAAGCACGGCTGCGAGAACGATACCAGTCATCCGGCCAGCCCGCTCATTCGCTGGTGGGCTCGTCATCACCAAATGTCAGCGTTCGAGTTTCGCCGAACGCTGATGGTTCACGCGCTGACTTCCGGCAATGGTTACGCTTACATCGTGCGGGAACGTGGCGTTCCGGTCGAGCTGTTGCTGCTGCAGAATGCCCAGGTCTTTCCGGAGATCGTCAAGGGGCAGCTGCGGTATCGAGTCACTGGACGTGGCACGACTATTTCACCGTCTGACATGATCCACATCAAGGGACTTGGCTTCAACGGCTATCAGGGGCTGGATCCGATTCGGTATTACGCCAAAGAGGTTCTGGGCCTCGCGATCGCCACGCAGAATTATGCAGCCCGTTACTACGAAAACGGAGGCACTCCAAGTGCCTATCTGAAGTCAGAAAT